TCTTACATCGTTAATATACGATGAGCCTTATAATAGTAATTAAGAAGTTACAATTGTAGGTGCAGTTATCGCTGCAAATGGGTCATCAACAGTTGAACCAGAGATAAATCCAGCAGGAAGTTGTTCTTCACCAGTCATAGTAACTGAGTAACCATATAGGTCACCAAGTCCACCACCAGTTTGAATTGTTCCAGCAGTTAAATCTGCTCCTCTATCTTGTCCCACTAACAAAGCATCTCCTGCATTCGTATGAACTACAATTTGAGGTCTACCATAAGCTAAAGTTTTTAGCTCAGTTGTCATCTCATTAGTTAATTTCTTTAAGTTAAGAGTTAACTCTTGAGTGAAGAAGGTAGTACCATTTTCTCTGCTACTATTAACAGTCTCAGTATATGCCGATGTGCCCTTTAGCTCATATTTGTAAGCAGTAAGTCCTGAGAATCCAGCAGTTACCTCACCATCGCTAGGTCTTGTAAAAGTTGACCCACTAACGAAATTGATGAAGTAAACGGCTTGTAAGCCACCTACCGATTCTTTACAAACTTCCTGTCTACCAGCTGTTAAATCACATGCCATAATTTTAAGTTGTTTTTCTGTTAATAATAATTGTTAAAAATATGAAGATTAAGGGGAGGGTTAACTCCCCTCATCTTCTATATAGTCATACCTACTTACGCAGGGATGTGAATTGCGATATCACTAGCGATACCAAACTGAGTATCAGCGGTGTATCTCATAATCACACGATAGTTTTGTGAACCATCGAGGTCAGCCATGTCTAACACCTTAACTTCATTGTAGTCACTCATCAAGCCAGTCCCGAAGAACATATTTGATTTTTGTGCTGCTACCATGTAAGATGCTGTCATACCTGGACACGTTACTAAATCGATACCATTGAAGTTCATTGGTTTCTCACCAACAGTTACTTGGTTGTTGTATCCGTTAGCGTAGTCAGTACCCAATACTTTTTGGTATGCTTTAGCTACGTTAGTTGGTACATAGATTAATAAATCTTCTTTACCGAATACAGTATCAGGAATTGAATCGTATAGGTTATTCAATGCTGCGATTACGTTAGTTGAATCGATTGAACCAGTTGAACTAGCACCTTGAATTACACCACCACCTGCAACAACTGAAGCACTCATCGCTGGAAGGAATCCTTTGAATTGACCGTTTGTAGCAGCAGCACCTTGCCAAATTGAAGTTTCAGTTGCTTCAGCAACTTTACCACCAACGTAAGATACTAAGTAATCAGTAAAGTTAGCAGGAATTTCATCGAATGCAGAGTATCCCAATTGAAGAGATTCCCATGAATCCAAGAAGTTTTGCTTACATAGTTCCAAGTTTACTTGAAGTTCTTTTGGCTCAAGGATTCTCTCATCGATAGCAACTGAACCAGAAGTTGTGAAATCACAACTTGCGTCATGTACGATACCTGATACATCCAATTTTTGGATAATTTCACGGTATTTTACGTTTGGTACTACAGTTACCAAATCGTTTTCCAATGTTTTAGCACTCAATAAAGCAGCAGCGATATATTTACCAGCGAATTCACCAGCGTAAGTCGATGTTACTGAAGGTAGTGCGAAATTTTGATTTTTTCTCATTTTTTCAGAATTTTAATTTTAGTTATAGAGTTTGGATAAAAAGGCTGATTGTCTGTTTGTTTTGTTACCAGCACTTTTTGGGGTTTTTACTTTGGAAGCCATAACAGGGGCTCCATCTAATTTAGGAAGTTCTTCTTCCTCAAGAATTTCTTCTTCAACTTCTTCTTCAACTTGCATTTCAGCTAGCTTCTTTTCAAGTTCTTCGATTCTGTAGCTCATCTCTTCAACGGTTTTAACAACCTCTTCCAAGTTGATAACTACTTCCTCTTTCTCCTCACCTTCAGAAATTTCTTCTTCCAATTCAGTTACTTCTTCAGAACTCATCTCTTCTTCAGCTTCAGGCTCTTCAGTTGCTTCTTCAACATTCATTCTTTCGGTGATGATTCCATCCTTAGTAATGATACGGATACGAACTTCGTTTCCTTCTTCATCCTTTAAGAATAACTCATGCTCACCATCAGGTGCAGGTGTTTTAGTACCATCTTCGGCAATTACCTCAACAGCTTCACCTACATCGAATGTAGCAGATTCAACTACAGTCCCATCTACTAAAGCAGCGGTAACAAAGCTAACTTCCTTTTTCGTTTCCGAAGAAAGTAAAGTCATAATCTTGTTTAAGACAGTGTTTGAATTCATATTAATAATATTTAATGATTAAAGTTATAACAATTTTGTTTGGATATTTCCAATTTTTTGTTTATACTGGTATTAAAGTAGATGAAGATATAAATGTGTGGTACACATATGAACCTGATATATTAATATCCCCTCCACTAAATTTAGCTTCGGTTCCACTATATCTAATTACTACAATACCACTACCACCATTACCACCATCTGTTACATTGTATGGTGTATTTCCACTAGCATCTCCACCGCCACCACCGGCTCCAGTGTAATTACTACCATTTCTATCAGCGCCCGTACCAGACCCACCGGTTGTTCCACCGCCATCATTACCTCTGATAATACTTGCAACCGAATTATAACTACCTTCACCTGCTCCACCACCTGCTCCAGCTTCTGAACCAGAGTATGGCAACCAATCAATAATTAATGGTTCTCCACCATGACCACCTTTACTAGCCCACAATGGTATTAAATCATCATAATATGTATATCCATCTGAACCAGATACTATTGCTCCTTCAAATATCTCTTCATAATAAACAACAGGACCTCCACCACCACCGGCTGAGTATTGGTATATGGTTGGTGCATCTCCATATCCATTAACTGATGTAGGGTTAAATGTACCACCTTCTAATCCAAATCCAGTACCACTTCCACTTCCTGCAGAAGATGCTTCCCACATTCCACCACCGCCATTACCACCATCGCTACCATTGTTATGAAACTTTTGGTCAGTTTTATAATAACCACCACCGGCTCCACCACCTAATGCTAATGACATTGTTGTTGCGGGTGAAATTATCATTGAATCTCCACCATTTGAACCAGTACCATAATTATTATTAGTTACTGAACTAAGTGTAGCTGCTCCTAATAATCCACCTTCACCAACTATTATAGTATATTGATTAGCAGTATCTAATGTAAGCGGTTCTGAACCAAAGAAGTTGGTTTGGATTTCACCACCACCACCTCCGGCTCCACCTGCTCCACCGCCACCACCTCCGGCAACTAAAACGTAATCTACTTCTACCGGCTCAAAGAATGGAATGCTAATACTATTTGACCCAAGCTTATTACTTAATGGTATATCTCCTAAATATGATTTATACAAATTTGCCATATCTTAACAAGGGTCAATTGATGTTATCATACCATTAGGTCCAATGTATATAGAATAATTCTGCATCATTGCTGTATCTTCATATCCAAAGTACATACTCTCAGGTGCGTACATCATCAATCCAGAATCAGTATATAAAGTATCACCACTTTCAGGTACTGATGTACCAGCCATATTTGCTGGGTCTTTTGTAATGTACATATCATGCGAAGCACTCATTCCAATAGCAGAACAAGCATCCATTGCTGATGCTACACCAGTAGTTCCCATATAATCGTTATCCCATACAGTAAAGAAATCACCTCCAGCTGGTGGGTCACCACCACCATCGCCCATATCCATATACTGAGATGATGAGTAATCGTTTACAATGTTAATTAGTTCGTTTAGTTTAGCTCTGATATCAGATGCTGAATCTCCGTTTAATATATCGTTAATCATAATTTATTTATTTTTAATCGTTCCAATTTTGTGTATCATCCCATACACCATTATCATCCCATACTGAGTTAGCTAATAACCAATTATCTCCACCTTCAGGTTGTACGATAGGGTTTTCTTGATTTCCTTCGTTTACACCTTGTATAGAATCTCTAATTAACTCATATGCTTTAATAGCATTAATGATTTCTTTATCTATCGTATGGTTATCTACTGCCTTTGCCTTAAATGCGTTGCTTTTGTTTAACTTTCTTGTATCACCGATAGTAGAACTACCAATAGCAACTTTTCCTAACGTTAAACTTCCTAATTTTATTGTAGCCATATCTTATTATACTTTTCTAAGTTCGCATTGTACTGGTGGTAATTCATATCCATCCAATGTATTAATATCGCTAACAGTTATAGTGTCAACAATCTCGTCATTAATTATTACGTTGTATGTTATCATGAGTATTCTACTATTGAATTAGGTGTTGTTATTGTTGCTCCAGTGTATCCTCTATTAGAACCAATTGTAATTCTATAATCTTGTATAGAACCTTTAGCTCCATCATTCGGTCCCATATCACCACCTAACAATCTATAAAATAGATTATCGGTGTTTGCACCAGTTGCTGTTGAATCCATTATACGTGTTCCATCCCAATATGCTCTAAGAGCACTTCCTGAGTTTGTAAATGAGAATGCGTAATGATACCATTGGTTAAGGTTAGATGTGATGTTAGAACTAAAGTATTGAGTTCCTCCTTTAATTACTCTCATTCTATATTGTGCTGAACCATTTGATACAAACGATATATCTGCACTAAATGTAGAATTCGTATTTCTTAAAATGGATTTATGGAATGGTGCACCACCTTGATACAATCTTTCATTCATATATACCCAACCTTCGATAACGAAATCAACACCATAGAAGTTTGAAAAATCACCTCCGTAAATTGCTCCTATACTTCCAGCATCTTCAGCAAACATAGAAGTGCTATATCCACCTTCAGTTGCAAAATCATAATCCGAATCTACAACCGAACCAGAAGGCCAGAATTCAGTAGTTCCACTACCAGTTGGAATAAGGTTATAATCGCTACCAGTACCTCTTACTGCAGATGATATATCAGATGAGTAATCAGATTGTCCAAATATACCAAAATCAGTACCAGGCACTGCTATCTCAACAAATGAACCATATGTATCAGTTCTGATTTGATATGATGGTGCTACTGCTTCACTAAATGGATTAGCAAATACAAACTTATTGTTTTGTATAGCTGTAATCTCAGTTCCTCCTAAAAATAATCCTGTTCCTTTCTCAGCCATATTATGATATTATTGTTCCGTATCGGTTGTTAACGTAATCTTTCCAATTGTTCATTTCATCAGTTGTTGGTGTACCATAAACAAATACTTGCTCAGCTAATTTGTATTCAACATATCTACTAAGGAATACACCACCACCAATTCCACTTACCAATGCACCAACAGCAACAGTAGAG